CCGCTGAAGATTTCGTGGTCAGCTATGGTGCTGCTGATCTGACTACCTGTGAACGTGCCACCCATATGATGAAGCGTACCAAGAACGAGGTGCGTAAATTACAGGTGTCCGGATTTTATCTGGACGTGGATTTACCCGCACCCAGCCCCGATACCGGCGAGATAGAACGCAAATATAATCAGTTAACCGGTGATTCGGCTAACTATGACATGGATTCGCGTCATACCATTTTAGAGATTCAGGCTGATCTGGATCTGCCGGGATTTGAAGATACTCAGGATGGTGAGCCGACTGAGATTGGCTTGCCCTATGTTGTTAGCATCGATAAGTCCTCACGCACCATTTTAGCGATTCGCCGTAACTGGTATGAAGACGATGAACTGAAAATGAAGCGTGAGCATTTCGTGCATTACCAGTATATGCCCGGACTGGGATTTTATGGTTTCGGTTTAATTCACATGATCGGTGGCTTGGCGAAATCCGCTACCTCATTATTGCGACAACTGGTCGATGCGGGCACCTTATCCAACTTGCCGGGCGGTTTGAAGGCGCGTGGACTGCGAATCAAGGGTGATGACACCCCGATCATGCCCGGAGAGTTCCGTGATGTGGACGTACCGGGCGGTGTAATCCGCGACAACATCAGTTTTCTGCCCTACAAAGAGCCATCTGCTGTTTTATATCAGTTGATGGGCGATATTGTTGAGGAAGGACGCCGGTTTGCTTCCGCAGCGGACGTAAAAGTCGCGGATATGAACGCCGAAGCACCCGTTGGCACCACATTAGCCATTTTAGAACGCTCGATGAAGGTGATGAGCGCGGTGCAGGCCCGCTTACACGCCTCAATGCGTAAGGAATTGCGCATTTTATCGGGCATTGTTCGTGATTTTGGTCCCACCGAGTACCCGTATGAGTTGATCGGTGATGAATTGACCACCGAAGACTTCGATGATCGCGTTGATATCATTCCGGTGAGCGATCCGAACGCCGGAACACTGGCGCAACGCATTATGCAATATCAGGCGGCGTTACAATTGGCTGCTCAGGCACCGCAAATGTACGATTTACCGCTGTTACACCGGCAAATGCTGGAAGTTTTGGGTATTCGGGACACCGAAGACATCATTCCTGATGAAGATGTCATTAATCCGAGTGATCCTATCACCGAAAACATGCATATTATCAATGGTGAGCCGGTAAAAGCCTTTATTTATCAAGATCATGAAGCTCATATCCAGGCGCACATCTCTTTGGTGCAAGATCCCAAGATTTTGGAGTTGATCGGTCAAAGTCCGACTGCTCAAGCGACTGAGGCGGCGATGTCAGCGCATATTTCCGAGCATGTGGCCTTCCAGTACCGCCGTGAGATTGAAAAAGAACTCGGTGTGCCATTACCATCACCAGAAGAACCATTGCCTGATGATATTGAGTACCGGTTGTCGCAATTAGTGGCTCCAGCGGCTGAGCAACTGCTTGGTAAGGACCAAAAAGAAGCTGAAATGCAAAAACAGCAAGAACAAGCGGAAGATCCGATTTTACAAATGCAACGCCAAGAACTTGAAATTAAACAACAAGAAGCGCAGGCTAAGGCGCAAGCTGAAATGGCAAAAATTAACCTTGATATCCAAAAAGCGGCAAGTAAGGATGAGTTGGAACGTGCCAGACTGGATTTACAGGAACGTACCGATCGTGCAAAACTGGGTGTGAAGATTGCGGCAGAGAATTCCAAGGAAGAACTGGAAAGTAGAAAGATTGCTGCCAAGTCGGAAATTGAGGGCGCGAAAGTAGGCGTGAATATTGCCAAGGACTTAATGAATGAATGATGCTGCTGTTAAACGTCTTGATCCAGCGCCGGATAACACGCTGGCCTATTTACGGATGCAATTACGGCGCATGATGAATGAAAGTAGCGATCATCTGAGTACAGGTGCTTGCAAGGATTACAGTGAATATGCCCGTTGTTGCGGAGTGGTTGAAGGACTGGCCCTCGCGGAACGGGAATTGCTTGACCTCGAAGAAAGGTTGGAGCGGACATGATTCTCCGCATAAGCGGTGCAGGCGACTCTGGACGCCGTTTTCCAGTGCAAGGTCTTTTTATTAATGGCTAGTTCATTAGCAACAGTAAAAACCGAGCCGATAGATATTGATGAAGCAAGTGCTCGTAAAGCCAGTCAGATGCCGAAGCCGAAAGGTTACAAGATACTGATTGCCTTACCCGAACCAGATGAGAAAACCGATGGCGGTATTATTAAAGCGAAACAAACGATTCATACCGAAGAGGTGGGATCTATTGTGGGCTTTGTTATTGCTATGGGGCCGGATGCTTATAAAAACGCCGAGCGTTTCCCGTCAGGTCCGTTTTGTGAAAAGGGCGATTGGATCGTGATGCGTGCGTATTCAGGTACGCGGTTTATGGTTCATGGCAAGGAATTTCGGTTGATTAATGATGACAGTGTGGAAGCTGTAGTTGAAGACCCGCGAGGTATCGTAAAGGTATGAGCGAATCAGAAAATGTCGTTGAGAGCGGCGCACAAGGTACGCATTCAGCAGAAGAAAAATTCTTTGGGGTGCGTACGAAGATAGGTAAGCGGTCTGAAGATCAAACCGAAAATAAGTCCGAGTTTGATATTGAGATTGTGGATGATCGTCCTCTTGAAGATCGTCCTTTCCCCAGGACTAGTAAGTCTGTTGATAGCGATGATTATGGGGATACTGATGATAAGGAACTGGATGGTTACAGCAAGAAAGTTCAAAAGCGTATTGATAAGCTGCGCTTTGCACAGCATGAGGAGCGTCGTCAGAAGGAAGAAGCTCAACGGTTGCGTGATGAAGCGGTTAATTTCGCTCAACAGCAGGTTGGCAGAAATCAGGAGATGGAAGCTCTTATTCAGCGCGGTGAAGGTGCGTTAATTACGCAAGTAAAAGAACGGGCTAAACTGGCAGTTGATAAAGCTAAATCAAGTTATCGAAAGGCTTATGAAGAAGGCAACACTGATAACGTGGTTGATGCGCAGGAGAATATGATCAGAGCGCAGTCGGAGCTTAATGAAGCCGAGCAATACGAAAGAAATTTACCTGACCCTAATCAGCTTGCGCAACAGCAGGCGGCTTATCAGCAACAGCAACAAATTGCATATCAGCAACAGCAACAAGCTGCATATCAGCAACAGCTTCAGCAGCAGGCTGCTGCCCAGAAGCCTCCGCAGCTTGATGAGAAGCAAAAAGTGTGGGCTGAGGAAAATAAATGGTTTGGTGATCCTAAAGAAAAGTTGATGAGTGCGGTTGCTTATGCCTTACATGAAACGGCAAAGGGCGACCTTCATATGGATCTGAAATCGGATGAGTATTATGATTACATTAACACGGGAATGCGGAAACAATTTCCCAATTACTCTTGGTCGGATCAAGGTGGAACTGGACAATCCGCGACCGCGACGACCAGGAGAGCTTCGGCAACGTCGGTTGTTGCACCGTCCGCAAGGAATAACGGTGCAAGGCCACGCAAAGTGCGGTTGACGTCCACTCAAGTCTCCCTCGCTAAGAGACTGGGGTTAACGAATAATCAGTATGCCAAACAACTTGCAAAGGAGATGGCAAATGGATGAGCGCACCGATAGGTCTCACGATACTCGTGAAGATTTTGTCCGAGAGGATGACTCTTGGATTCCATCTTCTGTGTTACCGACTCCAGATCCGCAGAATGGTTGGAGATTCAGATGGATTAGAACCAGTACGCTGGGCCAAACTGATGATACCAACGTATCTAGGAAATTCAGGGAAGGATGGGTCCCCGTAAAAAGGGATGATCATCCGGAACTGAAAATTACCTCTGATATCAATTCCCAGTTTGAAGGGAATATTGAGCAGGGCGGGTTACTTTTGTGCAAAGCGCCCGAAGAGAAAATGAAGGCACGCACAAAACATTTTAATGAGGTGGCACGAAGACAAATGGAATCTGTGGACAGTAACTACATGAGAGAGAACGACCCGCGTATGCCTTTGTTGAGACCGGAGAAAAGTACGCGCACCACCTTTGGGAAAGGCTAACGCCTTTTAATATTAACAGTAGCAATTAGGAGAAATCAAAATGGCTACAAGTGCGACACCAAATGGTGCGGAACCTGTTGGTACTTGTTCAAGCAGCGGCTCCTTTACAGGAAAAGTTGTTCATATCAAGATTGCCAGTGCGTATGGCACCGCTATTTTCTATGGAGATTTTGTGAAGCTGGTTACAGCCGGTACGATTGAATTGGATACCGGAACCTCTGCACTAACTTCTATAGGAATATTTCTAGGTTGTAAATATACTGATTCGAGTACATCTCAACTGACGTTTAATCAGACTTGGCCTGCCTCAATGGCAGCTTCAGACGCAGCAGGTTATGTGCTGATTGACCCGGATGTCCTGTTCAAAATGCAGGGCGATGCTACTATTGCTCAGACTGGCTTGGGCGCTAATTTCTCCGTCATTCAGACGGCGGGATCAACGACCATTGGCAGGAGCAAGAACGCTTGTGATGCTTCGACAGTTGCAACCACCAACACCTTCCCGATTCGGCTCGTCGATTTTGTTGACGGCCCGAAAAGTACGGTTGGTGACACCTACACTGATGGCATTTTCCGCTTTAATGCGGGGCATCAGTTAACCAATACTACAGGCATATAAGGAGAACTTAGCATGGCTATTTCAAGAGCACAGATGCTCAAAGAACTCCTGCCGGGGCTTAACGCCCTTTTTGGCCTGGAGTATGAGAAGTACTCTGATGAGCACACTGTCATTTATGACACGGACTCATCTGAGCGTTCTTTTGAAGAAGAAGTGAAGTTGAGTGGGTTTGACGCTGCTCCGGTGAAGGATGAAGGTGCTGGTATCTCATATGATTCAGCGCAGGAAGCCTTTACGGCACGATACAACCACGAAACGATTGCAATGGGATTCGCGATTACAGAGGAGGCGATGGAAGATAATCTTTATGACTCGCTATCTGCTCGCTATACCAAGGCACTCGCTCGTGCAATGTCGTACACGAAGCAGGTTAAGGCTGTCAATCCGCTTAACAACGGTTTCACTAATAGTTATCAGACAGGTGATGGAGTTAATTTCTTCACTGCGTCCGGTGACGGTGTAACCGGCGGTGGCGGGCATCCGCTCGTCAGCGGAGGCACGAACGATAACCGTCCGTCAACGGCGGCAGATCTCAACGAAACCTCATTGGAGGCAGCAATCGTAACAATCGCTGCCGTGACCGATGAGCGTGGACTTCTGATCGCGGCTCGTCCGAAACGGTTGTTGGTGCCACCGGCCTTGATGTTTACAGCTACGCGACTGCTTGAGTCAGATCAAAGAGTTGCTACGGCTGATAATGACATCAATGCTGTGCGTAGTCTTGGAGCAGTACCTGAAGGTTATTCGGTCAATCATTACCTGACTGATTCGGATGCCTGGTTCATCGTTACTGATGTACCAAATGGTATGCGCCACTTCGAGCGTACCGCGTTGGAAACTTCAATGGACGGTGACTTCGATACTGGCAATGTGAGATACAAAGCCAGAGAAAGGTACTCATTCGGGGTGAGTGATCCATTGGGAATGTACGGATCGCCGGGTGCGTAATTAGCTCGGAATATGGGGAGCGGTACTTGCTTGATATGATATAACTTGTAAGTTATCGCTCTCTTTTTCCTGACTGTCGCAATAATGCGGCAGACACTAGCCAAGACAGGAGAAAGACATGGCTAACACAACTTTTAACGGCCCAGTTAGGTCTGAAGGCGGCTTTGAGCAAATCAGTAAAGCTGCTGGAACCGGCACGGTCACAAACAATTTCGACATCGACTCAAGCGGAAATGTATCTGGTTCGGGTACGTTGAAGCTAACCGGAGCGGCGAACATCCTCTCTGACTATGAGTCAATCACAGCAGCAACAAAAACTCTGACATCAGCCGATACTGGAACCGTTTTTGGTTTTAACAGAGCGGGTGGTATCGTGGTTACGTTGCCTACTCCGGCAGCGGGAATCGTTTACAAATTTCTCGTTGAAACAACCTTTACTGGGGCGGGACAGATCAAAACAGCGACGACTGATGGAACCGATGGGTTTCTAGGTACGGCGTTCCTGTTTGATACAGGCGAGATTGGCGAAACAGATAATTTTCATCCGGCATCCTCTAACGACATTATTGATCTAGGTGAGGTGGAGCAAGGCTGGTTAACAGGTGGATGGATATTACTTACTGGCGTTAACACTACCACTTGGTGGGTTGAGGCATTCCTGATGGGTGATGGAACATTAGCCACACCATTTGTTGATAGCTAATAGTTGATTGATTTTGGGTGGGGCTTCGGCCTCACCCAATTATTCATACAGGAGAAATGAAATGGCTGATGCTGTAACAAGCCAAACAATTCAAGATGGTGCCCGTCATGTGGTGATGAGTTTTACCAATGTCAGTGATGGCACCGGAGAATCTGCGGTCAAAAAAGTGGATGTCTCGGCGCTGGGTTCTGACCCTGTTACGGGTAGTGCTTGTAGCACCGTGGCTATTCAGTCGGTATGGTTTTCGACCTTGGGCATGAGTGTAAAACTGCTTTGGGATGCTGATGCTGATGTGTTGGCACTGCATTTACCGGCAGATTATGCGGACACGTTGGACATGAGTGAATTTAGTGGTTTAAACAACAACGCTGGCACGGGTGTAACGGGCGATATCATGCTCACGACAGTTGGACATAGTTCAGGAGATGCTTATACCGTTGTTTTGAAAATGGTGAAGCATTATTCTTAGGAGGCAATAATGAGTAGTCTTGAGATTTTTCAGAATGGGACATCTCTTCATCCTGATAGGATAGGAGAGCCTGTTTATCAGATAGGCAAAAAGAACGCAGATGGTGAATACGATATCGTTGTATTCGATGGGATGAGCAAGAAGGAAGCCCAGGCGCGATTGGCTGAAATGCAGCCAAAAGCTCCTAAAGCAAAGCCAGCAGTCAAGGCAGCAGCTAAGCCAGAAGTCAAGGCAGCAGTGAAGAAAAAACCGGCTGTTAAAAAGGCAGCTAAAAAAGCTAAAGCTAAGAAAAAACCATCTAGGAAGCGTTAATGGCAACCAGCGGCACTTACGCTTTTACTCTCGATCTGGCAGATATGATTGAAGAGTCATTCGAGCGGGCGGGACTGGAATTACGCACTGGTTATGATTTTCGTACCGCCAGAAGAAGTATCGATTTATTGATGCTGGAATGGCAGAACCGTGGCTTGAATCTGTGGACCATACAGGAAGGCACGACGTCAATCACCGCAGGTACAGCCCGTTATGCACTATCCAGCGATATCGTCGATATTATCGAAGCCTATATTCGTACCGATTCAGGCGATAGCAGCAAACAGTTTGATCAAGTGCTGACGCGGGTTTCGATTAGTCAGTATTCGCATTTATCCAATAAGTTGAATGAGGCGAAGCCGTTGCAGTATTGGCTTGAGAAAGATCCATCTGCGATTGCGGTGAATCTGTGGCCTGTGCCGGACAGTGCTGAAACCTATACGCTGGGCTATTATTATATGCAGCGTGTCGAAGATTCCGGATCACCAGGGTCAAATAACATGGATGTGCCATCTCGGTATCTGCCGTGCTTGGTATCAGGGCTGGCGTATCAGATCAGTCTCAAGCGGCCTGAAGTCTCAGAAAGAGCACCCATGCTGAAGTCTGAATATGAAGAGCAATGGAATCTGGCGGCTGATGCCGACAGAGAGAAAGCGTCATTTCGGGTAACGCCGGGAGGCTATCGATTCCCATGAGTTATGCGAACGGTAAATATGCTTTTGGCTACTGTGACCGCACCGGCTTTCGCTATAAGCTGAGAGACATGGTTGAACAATATGAAGGCGGAAGGCCAACTGGAATGCGTGTAGGCAGAGACGTGGTGGATAAAGATCAGCCACAGCTTCAGTTGGGTCGTTTTAATACCAATGATCCCGAAGCATTACGCAATGCCAGACCGGATTCTACTTTGGCTGAAAGTCGTCGGGTCTATGCTTGGGACCCGATTGGTGGTGGTAACAGCGCCTTGGGTAGTCGCACGGTAGGGCTGACGATGCACGGTCAGGTTGGCAAACTAAAGGTGAGTACAGGCTGATGGCTTGGACATATACAACGCTGAAATCTGCTCTCCAAGACTATTTGGAAACAACCGAGACTACGTTTGTTAACGATTTGGGCACAATTATCTCTCAAGCAGAGAATCGTATTCTGAAAACGGTGCAATTACCTGATTTTCGTAAGAATACGACTGGTACGATGACTTCGAGTAATGCGTATCTGGCAACGCCGAGTGATTTTCTAGCGCCCTATTCACTGGCACTGGACAATAGCGGTTATGAATATCTAATTTTTAAAGACGTGAACTTTATTCGGGCTGCTTATCCAGTGTCATCTACAACTGGTGTTCCGAAATATTACGGTTTGTTTGATGACGACTCATTTATTCTCGGCCCGACTCCGGGTAGCGGTTACGCCGTTGAATTGCATTATTTTTACAAGCCGGAGTCTATTACGGCAGCCAGCAGCGGTACCAGTTGGCTCGGTGACAATGCTGAGTTGGCATTGCTGTACGCATCTTTGGTTGAATCCTATAGTTTTTTGAAAGGTGAAGCCGATTTGATGCAGATGTATGAAGGACGGTATCAGGAAGCGGTACAACAATTGAAGATTTTAGGTGAAGGATATAACACTACGGATAGTTACCGAGGTGGCTCTGTCAGGGCGATGAGGGCGTGATGACTAAGAAACTTAATCATGTAGCATTGCTTGGACTGGGACAAAGCCAGTTGGATTACCACTTGTCGCTAACGCACAGTGTGGAATATGACGAAGTATGGGCGGTGAATTCAATGTGTGCGGTGGTTGATGCCGACCGCGTATTTATGATGGACCCCGCTTCACGGTTTTTCGAGACTAAACATGCCGGAGCACAGACAGAAGTGATGCGTAAGACCTTACCTAAACTGACCTGTCCGGTGTATTCGTGTGAATATGATAAACGGGTGCCGTCAATAGAACTATATCCGCTAGAGAAGATTGTGCAGGAACTGGGGTGTGGTTATTTCAACAATACCATTTCTTATGCGATTGCTTATGCTTTGTGGATGAAAGTGAAGAAACTCAGTTTGTTCGGTGCGGATTTCAGTTATACAACCAATGTTTATTTTGGCGAATTAGGTCGTGCCTGTTGTGAATTCTGGTTGTCTCGCTGTATTACTGCTGGAATGGAGGTGTCTATTGCACCACGGTCTTCACTACTAGATACCAATATTCCAGAAAATCAGAAACTATATGGATATCATCGGTTGGAGAATCCACCGGTGGTGTATTTGGATGAGGACGGAGATTTGAAATTAACTAAGTATTCGGAAGTTGAGATGGATGAGCCGGTGAAAGGATATTCTGGTCGCCAGGATAATATACGGCTTGTTAAAGGGTCTGGATTACAGGCTGTTGAGCCAGCGAGTTATTGATGCTGCAAGTAGAATTGGATACATCGGTAGGTAATTTGGGCGTTGAAACGACCCATTATCGGGGGCACACTCCGGAAGAATGGGCACAGATGGCGGCCAATAGAATTGTGGGTATCAGTAACACGGCTCCCGAACCTATTAAACAGCAGGCGCATGTGTTTAAGCAACAGGTAGAAGCGGTATTGGCTGATTACATGCACAAAGCGATTGCAAGCCATATCTGTACGGTAGGCAATATTTTGGAACAAAAAGGTCACAGTGATATGGCCGAAATTATTAGGAGACTTTAAATGGCAATCACCCAAGCAATGTGTACCAGCTTCAAGAAAGAACTGATGGAGGCAAAACACAATTTTTTGCTTTCGGGAGGTAATACCTTTCGGCTGGCGTTATATACCAGTTCAGCCACTATGTCGGCTGCTACAACTGCATATTCTACGAATCAAGAAGCAAGTGGAACAAATTATACAGCGAAAGGAAATTCATTGACGCGGATTGATCCGTCAACATCTGGAACCACTGCGTTCACGGATTTCGCTGATTTAACTTTCGGTACTTGCACGATCACGGCGCGAGGCTGCATGATTTTTAACGACTCAGCATCCGGTGATCCGGCGGTGGCGGTGTTCGATTTTGGCGGTGATAAGACATCTACTGCTGGAAGTTTCACGATTACGTTTCCAACAGCGGACGCCAGTAATGCGGTTATTCGCATAGCGTAGTGAGAGCAATGTGGCAAACATCAATGGTTGGGGTCGTAGCACATGGGGATCGGGCACATGGGGTGAGCCTATTTCTGTCGATCTTACCGGTCTTGCCGGTACGTCGGCGCTTGGCTCGGTTAGTGTCAGTTCTGCGGCGAATGTCGCTGTCACGGGCCTTGCAGGTACCGGCGCTGTCGGTACGGTGGTTGCCACGGGTGTTGCCAATGTTGCGGTTACGGGGTTGGCAGGTACGGGCGCGGTTGGCTCAGTCAGTATCGCTGCTGCAGCCAATGTTGCGGTCACTGGCCTTGCTGGTACCGCTGCTGTTGGCACGTTACTGGCAGCGGGCTATGCCATTACTGGCGTCAGCGGTACGGCATCTACGGTTGGGTTGGGCGATGAAACGGTTACCGGTGATGCGAATGTCTATCCGACAGGCGTGGCAGGGACTTCGGCGCTGGGTAGCCTCTCGCTGGTTACCAACAATATTATTAGTCTCACTGATCTGGGAGTGGCTACAGGACAGGTTGGGTCGGTTACGGTTACAGGTGCTTCAGGTGTTACGCTCGAAGGTCTGGCAGGAACCGGTGCAATCACGCAAGTTTTGGTATGGGGACTTGTGGATACGGATCAGACCCCGAATTGGAGTGCTGTCAGCAGCAGCCAGACACCAAGTTGGTCTGCTGTTTCAACCACTCAAGACCCTTCTTGGTCATCGGTATCAACAACACAAACACCAAGTTGGAGTTCGGTAGATAGTGACCAGACTCCTGAATGGAAAAAGGTAGCTTAAAATGGCGACATATGTAAATGATTTAAGACTGAAAGAAATCGCAACTGGCGATGAGTCAGGAACCTGGGGCACTAGCACCAATACCAACTTAGAATTGATAGGCGAAGCCTTTGGTAGTGGTTCAGAAGGCATCACGGGAACCACACATACGATTACGATGGCTGATGGTGCATCAGATGCTGCCAGAGCGATGGTAATGACTCTAACGGGAAGCACTACTGCCCTTAATACCGTAACGCTTGCTCCAAACACAGTTAACAAGACTTGGATCATCCAAAATTCAGCAGGGTATGCTGTATCTATATCTCAAGGCACAGGTGCAAATGTCGTCATTCCTAATGGTGGCATTAAGATGATTGTTGCTGATGGTGCAGGTGCAGGTGCAGCAGTTACTGATGTATTAGATTTAACTGGTGGGACAGGCAATGTAGGACTTGGTTCTGGTAACTTAGGAACAGCCATAACCACTGGAACAGATAATGTAGCCATAGGTGAGGCATCGCTTGATGCAGTCACTTCTGGATCAGACAACACGGCTGTCGGAGACAATGCAGCAGGTGCATTAACAACTGGCAGCAATAGTGTTGCGATAGGCTCTGCGGCTTTACTTGTAGCGACGACCGCTGCTGATAATACGGCAGTCGGAACTGATACTCTTAAAGCCAATTCGACCGGAACAGATAACACAGCTATCGGTTATGCAGCAGGCGATGCAGTCACGACTGGTGCTGATAATACCTTTGTCGGAGACAATGCTGGAGGAGCGGTTTCTACGGCTTCAGGACATACCGCAGTTGGGTCGAGTGCCCTGCTTACTATAAGTACCGGTACGTCAGGAACAGCGGTTGGATTTGAATCACTTAAGGTAGCGACAGGCAATAACAACACAGCACTCGGTTATCAGTCAGGTGTGGCCGTTAGCACAGGGACAGAGAATACGATAATAGGAAACGAAGCCGGAGATGCTGTAACGACTGGTGCCAGCAATACTTTAATCGGAGATAACGCTGGCGGGGCAATAACCACTGCATCAAGTCATACAGCAGTAGGTTCTGCTGCTTTACAAACTATTACCACAGGAACGAATGGGACAGCAGTTGGATTTGAAGCACTTAAAGCTGCAACTGGAAATAATAATAGTGGAGTTGGTTATCGTGCAGGTTTGGCTGTCAGCACGGGTGCTGGAAATACTTTGCTTGGAGCCACTTCTGGCGATGCAGTAACAACCGGATCGAATAACACTTTCGTTGGGCTTAATTCGGGCGGGGCAGTAACTACTGCGTCAGGTCATACTGCCGTTGGAGCAAGTGCTTTACTTACTATGTCCACCGGAACGACAGGAACAGCAGTTGGATTTGAAGCATTAAAAGTTGCTACGGGCAACAATAATACAGCAGTCGGTTATCAATCCGGAGTTGCGGTCAGCACAGGGACTGATAATACGTTGGTTGGAAACGCGGCAGGAGATGCAGTCACCACTGGAGCTGATAACACTTTTATAGGTGACAATGCTGGTGGGGCAACGACAACAGCAAGTTATAACACGGCGGTTGGCTCTGCTGCTTTGTTGGCAAATTCTACGGGCGCACAAAATACTGTTATTGGAAGTTCTGCAGGAACATCAATTACCACAGGTAATTACAACGTCGCAATGGGCGTTGATACTCTTAGCACTGTTAGTACGGGATCAAATAATACGGCTCTTGGTAAAGGCGCATTAGCAGCAAATACTGGTGATAGCAATACGGCTGTTGGCTACCTAGCTTTAGACGTCAATAGCACCGCTAGCAATAATGTTGCTGTAGGTTATGCAGCTCTCGGTGCAAACACGACCGGAACAGGGAATGTTGCTGTTGGCTATAATGCTCTTGTTGTGTCTGTAGATGTAAATAGTAACACCGCTGTCGGACAATCTTCTTTAGAGGCTTGTACTGGTGGCGGCAATACTGCTGTTGGTTATGCAGCCCTGACCGCGAATACGACAGCAGCCAATAATGTAGCGGTAGGAGTAAGTGCGCTTGCTGCCAATACAACTGGAACGAATAACGTAGCTGTGGGCGCAAATGCTCTCGATGCTAATACGACAGCGAGCAACAACACTGCTTTTGGTGACAATGCACTAGGAGTAAATGTAGATGGAGCAAGTAATACGGCTGTAGGTTCTGGTGCGCTAGTTGCGATGGTTGATGCTAATTCTTCTACTGCTATCGGTGCTGATGCACTGCAAAATGCCACCGGAGGCTCAAACACGGCTGTCGGTCAGGGCGCACTTAATGGTGTTGTCGCTGGAATATTTAATACGGGTGTAGGGATTTCTGCTGGTAATGTGATTAGTTCAGGCGATAATAATCTTTGTTTGGGAAGAGATGCAGGAATTGCAAACTCTCCAGGTGGTGCTGTTACTACAGGAGACAATCAAATTTGTCTTGGTGATGAAAATATCGCCAATGCTCATATCCAGGTTGACTGGACAGTCGCTTCTGATGAACGAGACAAGACAGATTTTACAGCCTTAAATCTCGGTTTAGACTTTGTAAAAGCTCTTGAGCCTGTTACATATAAGTGGGATAAGCGTTCTAAGTACGCTGAAAAGGGCGATGATTTAGATGCAATCACGCACGACGGCACTCATAAAGAAGATTGGTTAGACGTGGGCTTTAAAGCTCAAGCGGTTGAGGCTTTAGAGAAAGAGGCAGGATATGTCATTTCTGATAAAACAAATCTTACTACGCATCTTACAGAAGACGGCAAACAGTACGGTTTACAGTATAGTAAGTTTGTACCTATCTTAGTGAAAGCAATCCAAGAACTTTCAGAAAAAGTTAAAGAATTAGAAAGTAAATCGCATAACAAATGTGGAAATGAGGATAAGTAGATGGCTGTCACAAAAGCGTTAGTAAAAACGATTCCTTATGTTAAATCTAACAGAGTGGAGAAATGGGAAATTGAAATGAAGTATGAGAATGATAGCGAAGGTGATTCTACTTACTACACAAGTATTTTTACTCATATAGCAGTTGCAGATGATGGAGATTTTAGCAAAGCTGCCAAAGGTACATTTAGTAATGCAAATTTAGTCGCTCTCTGTCCTGTTTCACATTGGGACGTTATATTTGCGAGCCAAGTAGCTTCAGTGATTACCAGTCCTGTAGTGCAGCCAGTTCCTGATAAAGCTTTTGCAGTGCCTTCGTGATAAAACAGGAATACAAAATGCACACGGTTCCATCGGTGTTTCTTTTAGAAACATGGATGCCAGAAGATATGGTGCAAGGACTCAATGCGTATTTAGATGAGTTAATGGAGAAGGATGATCGTGTTTCCCACGCTGGTACATTGGTGGGTCAAATTGGTCATGGGCAGCAGTTGACGATGGATCATAAGGATTCAAGACTGGCTGCTTTTTGTGAAATGACCGGAGTTTTAGCAGCGGATTATGTGAAGCATTTTAGTCAAATTACTGATAATCCACTGAGTGGTGAGCGTCAAATCGAGATCGATGAATTATGGTCAGTACATTCTTATGAACGTGATTATAATCCCATCCATGATCATGGCACTAAAACACTGATGGGCGTTTCATGTACTGCATGGACGAAAGTGCCTCAGCAGATATTAGATCAGCCTACAGCAGGAAGCCCGGAGTATTCTCTGTATAACGCTAGTGGAAATGCCGATGGTTGCTTGGCATTTAATTATGGAATTAATTCTGTAATTGATGTTGAGAGATTACGGCCTCCTCAGAGCTTTGTGATTAAGCCTGAAGTTGGAAAGTTTCTTATGTTTCCGTCATGGCTTCAGCATTCTGTATATCCATTTGAAGGAGATGGTGAGCGTCGCACTGTGGCGGCTAATCTAAATGTTTGGAATGTTCAAGATATCGACAAAAAAGTTGTTAATTAAGAGGTGAACAATGTTTGATTTCATAATTACATTAGTATCAGTTGTTACAGGGATTGTATGTTGCGCTAGCTTTATTGCTGCTGTAACTCCAACACCTAAAGACGATGTATGGATTGGGAAATTGTATAAGCTGGTTGATGTTTTGGCTTTGAACATTGGTAAGGCCAAGCAAAAGAGTAATTAAGTCATGGATTTTTTTGAAAAACTTAGACTCAGCCTGAGTAAATTTTTTGGTACGACTGAGAAAGAAAAGAAAACAACAGAACAGCCTCCATTGAAGGTAGTGGATGTTGAAAATAAGGAGAGTGATCGTTACAGAGCCAGGGATAGCAAGGGGCGTTATCTTGGCGATGATCCCGATACCCCAGAAGATGAGGCATGGGTAATTGATGGCGATAAGAATACATAGGGAAATGAGTTAATGGGGTTTAAATTATCTATTGTGCTAGGAATTGCTTTAGTGATGTTGTCGGGAGCTTTTAAACTCTACTATGACAAGTCAGAAGCGGAGAAAATGGCTATAGCAATGCAGTTGCAGACATCAATGGATAATCAGTTACGTCTTGAGAATGCAATTGATACTCAGAATAAGCAAATTGAGAAAGCGATTGAAAATAAAAAGACATCCGATGCACGTATTGAATTGTTGACTGTTTCTAATAATGAGGCAACTGAAAAGATCGATGAATTACGCGAGAAATTTGCACGGCATGATCTTGATATGTTGTCGTTGCGTAAGCCAGGATTAGTAGAAAAACTTGTTAATCGTGGTACGGCAACTGTTTTTAAAGAACTTGAAGATTTAACGAATCCGGGTCAGTTTGATGAGAAAACAGAAGGTTAAACATGAAAGTCTTGGTTCTGGTTCTGCTATTAATTTGCAGTGGTTGCACAACGGCGTTTCGTCCGCCGGAGGTGAGGCCAGTGGAAGTGGTAACCATCGAGAAACCGGCTCCGATGTATCACCCGCCGCTTCCACCCAGAATCAAGAGTATGCCGGTCGAATGGAAGATTTTGACACCGGACACGATGGAAGAGTATTTGGAGGATTTGAAGGCTGGCGAAGCTCCAGTTAATGCGTGGTATTCTCTAACCACTAAAGGATACGAGAATATTAGTAATAACATGGCACAGATTCAACGGTATATCAGACAAGTTTTATCGATAATTGAATATTACCGGGATGTTGATAAAGAACGGCAAAAAGAGGATAAAGAACAACATATAGAAGAATGAGTAAATTAACCGAAATGTTGCGTCGCCATGAAGGCGTGGAAAGTCACGCTTATTTATGCAGTCAGAACTTCACGACTATCGGCGTGGGCAGGAATATCGATGCCGGTGATAACGGTCGTGCAAGAGGATTGGGGTTGTCGGATGACGAGGTTGATTATTTGTTACAGAACGATATTGATCGAGTGATGCAAGAACTGGATGGTGAATATGCGTGGTTTGCAGGACTGAATCAAGCACGCTCCGATGCGATGGTTGATATCAGCTTTAATCTTGGACAGACAAGGTTGAGAGGGTTCAGAAAGGCATTGGAGGCGATGGAATCAGGTGACTGGGAAGAGGCTGGTAAGCAATTTCTTGATAGTCGGTGGGCCAGTCAGGTTGGTAACAGGTCTAAAGAATTGGCAGAAATAATTCGGACAGGTGAGTATCTGAATTAGTTTTTTATAATAGGAGATAGATATGGGTATGGCTCGTCCGAATCAAGCATTTCAAGGAGGGGTTGGAGGAGGCGGATTTGGACAGCCTCAACAGTTCCAGGGTGGACCTAACAAGGGTGGTGGCACGGCAGGTCAGCAAACACCGTTTGGTGGTCAATCTCAATCGTTTTACCATCAGAGACCGCCTTCTTTCAGATCTCCCGGACCGATAAGGCCACCCTATTTTAGAGATCCGCCTGTGTGGGGGCCGCCTCCTTTCAGACCTCCCATGAGAAGTCCGGGCAAGGGTGGTCAATCCCCGTGGTCACCTGCAACCAATCCTATTTTTATGCCTGGCTCATCCTACAGACAGCCTTGGATTCCCAGTGGTTATGGGCAGATGCAGTATTCACCGCAGCGATTTAGTGGCTACGGTGCTCTTCCTGACATGAGTTACCTGCCTCCTTTCAGACCTCCGATGAGAAATCCGCTAGATAGTCGGATATCTGATCGAGCTTATTTGCACGGATCGACTCCACCGCAGCAGCAGCAACAAGCTGAAGTTCAAGCTGAAGGTCAAGCTGATCAAACCGTACAAACTGGGCAGGCCGATCAGATTGCTCAAACCGGACAAACCGCAATCCCGCAAAATCAGACTTTTCAGATACCCGGCTATGCGGGCGATCCTGGACCTAAATCTCAATCTCTTTGGTCAAGGTGGACTCCAGCACAGCGAAGTAATTGGGGAGCAGGCGTAAGCAGTGGGCGTGGATATTTTAATCAGGTTAGACCTAGTTATGAGAATCAATTTGGTAATTACTCTCTGGGAAATTATGGTCAAGCCATTGAATTGAGAGCTAACGGCGGGATAGTTGGAATTCCCAGAGGGAGGGTGCGTTAACGATGCCGCTGCGTAAATTACAATTTCAGCCGGGAGTTAACAAAGAAGGTACTGAATACAGTGCAGGCTCTGGTTGGTTTGACTCGGATAAAGTTCGTTTCAGAAAGGGACGCCCTGAAAAGATAGGCGGCTGGGAGAAGTTTTCTGCCAGTGCTTTTCTTGGTGTGTCCCGGTCGATACATGACTGGGCTGATTTGGAATCTACAAAGTTTTTGGGTATTGGTACGCATTTGAAACTGTATGTTGCGGAAGGAACGAGTTTTTATGATGTAACTCCTATCCGTTCAACAACTTCGGCAGGAGATGTCACATTTGCAGCAACCAATGGCTCATCCACCATCACTGCAACGGATTCAGCACATGGAGCAAGAGTTAATGATTTCGTCACATTTTCCGGCGCAGCAACTCTGGGCGGCTTGGTTATAGCAGATGCATTGAATCAGGAATACCAGATCGCCACAGTTCCAAGTACCAGTACCTTTACCTTCACAGCCAAAGATACTTCAGGCGATGAAATTACTGCAAATTCAAGTGATTCAGGCAATGGCGGATCGTCTGTCGTTGGCGCATATCAGATTAAAACCGGTCTGAATGTTTATGTGGATGGTACAGGCTGGGGTGCTAATGCGTGGAATGAAGGGACATTTGGCAGTTCCAGCAGTGTTGCCAGTGGTAATCAATTGCGTCTTTGGAGTCAGGATAATTTTGGAGAAGATTTAATTGCCAATGTTCGTGGCGGTGGCGTTTATTATTGGGATACCAGCAGCGGTACTGGCACAAGAGCCGTCGATATCAGTACGATTGGTGGCGCTTCCGCTACGCCTACCGTGGCATTGCAAATTATGATTTCTGATGTGGATCAGCATGTTATTTGCTTCGGTGTAAATGATATTGGCTCAAGCGTTATCGATCCATTGTTGGTTCGCTGGTCAGATCAGCAATCAGCAGCAGACTGGACACCAACGGCGATCAATACCGCTGGCGGTGTACGAATTAATGAAGGCTCAAAGATTATCGGTGCGTTGCAGACCAGACAGGAAATCCTGATTTGGACGGATACCAGTGTCCATTCAATGCGATTTATAGGATCACCATTTATTTTTCAATTTAATTTATTGAGCCATAATATCTCGATGATCTCTCCGAACGCAGCAGCTAATGCCCGTGGTTCTGTGTATTTCATGGATAGAGGTGGGTTCTTTGTGTACAACGGTGCAGTGCAGCCGGTGTCTTGTTCAGTCAAGGACCATGTATTTTCCAATATTAATTTGAGTCAGGGATACAAGGTTTATGCAGCGACCAATGTGGATTTTTCTGAAGTCACTTGGTATTACCCCGTCGGCGAAGGAAATACCGATATCACCAACTATGTAACTTTCAATTATGCGGAGAATGTATGGTCGGTGGGTACTTTGGTGAGAGGAATGTGGATTGAGGCCGGGACACGGAATTATCCCCTTGCCAGTACGGTTATCACTTCTGATGATAATAATTATATATACAGGCACGAGACCGGTTACGACGATGACGGCTCTGCGATGACAGCCTATATCGAATCGGGCGATGTGGAACTGGATGAGGGTGGAAGATTTATGTTCCTGAGTCGGATGATTCCGGATTTCAGGTTCAGTGGTGATACTGGAAGTGTGTCTGTGGATGTCACTATTAAGGGCAAGAGATTCCCGCTGGAGAGCCTTTCGACGCTGGCGACAGCGACAGTTACAAGCAGTACCGAGCAGAATTTCTTACGCACCAGAGCGAGAGAGTCGGTTGTCAGGATAGAGAGTAGCGGTTTGGGATTTGGCTGGCGTTTGGGTGATTTGAGGTTTGAAATGAGACAGGATGGAAGACGCTGATGGCTTCATTACGAACAAATCCATTACCTTCTCCTAGCGATGAGTATGATCAAGAAAATGAACAAACCATGCGTAGAACGGTTGAATTTGCATTACAGAGCATTGAGAACGATGTGTTGTTAGCTAAGACTCAGGCTGATAAGGATGGCTCTTTGGCAATGCGACGATTTCAGTTCTTGTTGATGGGGGCTTCGTGAGTGATATTATTAAGGTACTGGGGCAGCTTGATGCAGCAGCAACGACACAAGAGACCCTGTACACGGTTCCTGACCTTACGCAGACGACGGTTAGTTCGTTTCTGGCTTGTAACAGAACCGGAAGCGCCATCACGTTTAGACTGCGTATCAATGTTGCTGGTGCCGGCGATGATGATAAGCAGTTTCTTTACTATGGCAAGTCTGTTGCAGCGAATACGACTTTCACAGCGGTTATTGGCATGTGTTTAGGTCAGGCAGATGTTATGAAGACATATGCCAGTTCTGCAAATATGAGTTTTACTTTATTTGGGGTAGAAACAAAATAGGATTTTATGATGAATAATTATGCACCCTTACAGGGAGTGGCTGAGAATTTAGCTCAACACGGACGGTATGGAGATTCCATGCTGGTTCATATGAATCCAGCAGAGCTTCAGGGTATTGCAGCGTTATCTCCAACTGGACAATTAACCATTAATCCAGTCACAGGCCAGCAGGAGGCGTTTCTACCCTTCTTGGCTCCGATATTGGGAAGCATGTTGGGCACCGCTGCTCTTAGTTCATTGCCTGCATGGGCTGCTGGTGCGATTGGATCAGGTCTTGCCACTTGGGCGACAACAGGATCTTTTAAGAAAGGCTTGACGTCCGGTATTTTGGGAGCAGGGCTTGGTAAGATTTTCGGTGCTGGTGCTGGTACTGCTAAAGGTGCCGGAGAAGTTGGTAAAAGTGTTGTATCACAAGAATTATACAGTAAGTTACCTGACACTTTGAGAGCGAGTTCTGTTGTTGGGGATGCTGCTGCTAAAGCTGCTGCTACTGCTCCATCTACTTTCGGGCAAAGGCTTGCTGCTCCTTTTACGACTGAAGGCTTTAGAGCAATGGGAACAGAGGCTTTAAAGGCTGGGACTTTATTACCAATGCAGATAGGGTCTGCAGGACTTGCTCAAGCCGAGTTCAATGAATCGATGGAGAGATTGGCACAGCAAAGAGCAACCGGGGACGAGGAAGAAGACAGGAGAGCGGAAAGGCAGATGCAGGAAGGGTTTGAGCAAAGTTATATTGATTATCCACAATATGCTAATCGTGGTGGTATTGTTTCAATCAATCCAGAGAATTATGCCAGACGTCGCAATGGATTTAATGCGTTAGTTGGTAATCCGGTGCGTATGCAGGCTGGTGGTACGGCAGCAAAAAGACAAGCTAGGTTGCGTGGTCCCAGAGTTATTACCCCAGAAGAACTAGCTGCGGCAGGGCGTCCCGGATTCGGGCCTGAAATCACATACTTCAAGCCTAGCAGGGTTGGTGTTGCTCCTGATCCCATCGAAGGCGGAGGTCCAAGGCTGCCGGGAATTCTGCCGGATTATTCTACGCGCCCAGGACAAGGAGGTAATTTGGGCTATGGATCTGAATTCTTAGGACTTGGTGAAGGTGATGCTCAATTTGAGCCTATTGATCCTTATTATGGCCTTGGACGTGGTGTGAATTATGGTGGTAGTTATGGCAGCAGCAAAGGTGGTTCTTCCGGCGGATTAGATAGATATTTGACGGGATCTCCATCTGCACAAGCTCAGGCAGAGACACTCATTTCAGAAGATTATCCGGACATAATTAACAATCAAGCAGCATCGGATGCTATTGATTCTGCTGCTAATTATGTTGCAGGCGCTCCAGCAATAGCACCAGCAGGAGGAGCACCAGTAGGAGGAGCACCAGTAGGAGGACCGCCAGTAGCACCAGCAGGAGGAGCACTAGATTTTATGGGCGGATTTGAGCCAATTGATCCCTATTATGGTGATACTTCAGGAGTACCAGCTCCAGCAGTAGTACCACCACCAGTACCACCACCAGTACCACCACTAGTAGCACCACCAGTAGCACCACCAGTAGCTCCGCCAGTAGCACCACCAGTAGCACCACCAGTAGCCCCGCCAGCAATATCGGGTCTTGATAATTTGGAAGATTTGATTGCTCGTTATGGTGCTGATTCTGAATTAATTGGATCAATGCCTTCGATTGCAGCGGCACCATCGACAGTGGTAGCTCCGATAGCACCACCATCAGCAGCACTACCACCAGCACTACCACCAGCAGTAGTACCATCAGTATCGGTGTTAGGGCAGCGTATAACTAAAAAGAAATCTAAGAAGAAATCTAAGAAGAAAGCTAAGAAGAAATCTAAGAAGAAAGCTAAGAAGAAGGCAATATCAATGTATGAAGAGGAATTTGAGCCTATTGATCCATCGATGTTTGGATATTTTCAAGAAGGAGGTATAACCGATATACCGACTGATGCTGATATGTTGCCACCGGAAGTTCCTATTGAGTCTGAAGCTCCGATAGAAAATGAGGCTGCTAATCAATTGATTGAACAAACTATGATGGCTGTGTTGGGTGAGTTACCTCCAGAGCAGGCTGAAATTGTTATTGCTCGCTTTATTGATGAATTTGGCGAAGAAGCCTTTCAAATGCTGCGTGAACAAGCATTACAGATGGCTGTTCCAAATGCTCAGACTCAAGGCATGCTTGAAGGTCCGGGCGGAGGGATGGATGACCAAATTCAAGGCATGATTGGTAACCAGCAGCCTGTGGCGGTTTCACCCGGTGAGTTTATTGTCCCGGCTGATGTGGTGAGCGGCCTTGGGGATGGTAGTAGCGATGCAGGGGCAGACAAACTCGATTCCATGATGAACAATGTGAGAATGGCTAAGACAGGCGGTATTATGCAGCCAAGACGGATTAGTAATAGGGTTCTGCCAATATGACTGAATTAGCACAACTAGCGTTAGTCGATCTAAGTGAGACTGCCAAGGAGCCTTTAGTCAGGTCGCAGAATGAGTCTCGTGATATTACTCACACGATTGCTTTGGTGCCGCCGAACTATATTAGTTCGCTGTGGTTTGATGTGCGGGATCATTTGGCTCCGGCTATTGACAGGTCTAATGGGCGTTGGAATTTGGAGTATTTGTATGCGGCCATTGCGAATGGGCAGCAACATTTGTGGCTGGCTTTTGATAAAGACAATCAGATTGACGGTGTAGGAACAACTGAGATAGTGCGTTACCCATGCCAGCAAATGTTGGCGGTGCAGTTTTTAGGAGGCTCGAAATTTAATGATTGGGTCTGGGATATGCTTGATCGGTTTAATGGTTGGGCTGCTGATAATAGCTGTGCTGGTATTGAAGTGACGGGCAGGCATGGATTTTGGAAATGGCTGGAGCAGGATGGGTTTAATCGCACTTATACAGTCTATGAAAAGAGGTTAGATAATCATGAGTAAAGGCGGCGGTGGCGGCGGCGGACAACAACAACCTCCGGTTCAAAAAGTATATACAGAAACCAGTAATCTTCCTGCATTTGCTAAACCTTATTATCAGGAGATGATGGGTAGGGCTGCATATGAAACGCTACGACCTTACGAAGCGTATCCCGGGCAGAGAATCGCGGACTTCGATCCATCGGAGTTGGCTAGTCAAGCGATGGTCTCTCAAATGGCGGCTTCCGGAGCACCTTCTGAAATAGGGATGGCTTCAGATATTGCATCACAAATCGGATATGGGCCGCAAATATCCGGAATGGATGTTGCCCGTGGATTCCAGCCGCAACAAGTCAGGTCTGGCTATAGGGCGGCATATATGGACCCCGGCTATCGGGCAGGTCAGTTAGGGCAGGGCTATCGGGCTGGTCAGCGTGGTATGGGTTATCAGGCCGGACCATTTGATCCCGGTTATGAAGCTCAACTCAGGGGATCTCAATTTCAGGCAGATCCTTCTGTTAGCGGTTATGAGGCTGGGCAATTTGATCCGGGCTATGAAGCTCGACTTAGGCAATCTCAATTTAAAGCGGCTCCTTCTGTTAGCGGTTATGAGGCTGGGCAATTTGATCCCGGCTATGCAGCCCGTGAGTTAGGTCAGGATTACACCGCCAGAGAATTAGCAGCACAATACACTGGGACAGGTGCGCCCGGTGGGGCACAGTTTGGTCCGGGCTTTGAAGCTGGAACGATGGCTGATGCAGAAACCATTCAGCAGTACATGAACCCATATCAGCGAATGGTTACCGATATTGAAAAGCGGGAGGCACAGCGTCAATCTGATATTCAAGCGTCCGGTACAGCGGAGCAAGCGGCCCAAGCCGGTGGTT